AAGAGATATTTTTCTTAAACTTATCGCAGGTATATCCTGTGGATACAGACTCTGCTGATCCCATTGATACAAGGAGTCCGCAAGCCCAATGCTGCTCTAACTCCGTCATGGGATTTACCGAGCGGTAAAAGCACTCATAGCAATTACCCTCTTTGATAGGATCTGTTACCGCTCGGTAATTTACTGCTTTGTGTTCGTCGTCCATAAATAAATAAAAAGGCAGCCCCTATGTAGAGCCACCTTATCAACGATATACGTTGGTGGTAAATAAAAAAAGGGTCACGCCTGAAAAACCAAAAAAAGACGTGACCCCATACCTATGATTAAGAACAATAACGATATGAAATTATTCGACCGAGATTATATCCTCTGGTCTATCAATCAAGTCTAAAAGATTCTCGTATGCCAACATTACTCCTGTGTTGTGCAAATGCACTCCAGTAGCTACATCGCCATCTGTTTTGCGAGGAGGTTCCAATGTTGCTGCCTTTGCCACCTCGTAGTGCTGCTTAATTTCTTCCCGCAATAATACAAAGTGTGGGTTATCCCGTAATGCATTTATTGCCAGAAGGAGGTTCTTCCTTTTGTCTTGATCATTCATTTAAATAAAAAGTCATTCGAGTCTATCTTGATTGGCTTAATGCCTTCCCTGTGTGGTTGACTCCAGAAATACTCCGCACCAGCATCTACTTCCTTCTTTAACTGCTTAGTGTCTATCAAATCATAAACAGGTTTCTTGTGCTTGAGTCCTGTCTTAGTAAGTAGACTCTTACACAATGGGCCTTGGTTGCGGTTCTCTGCGGTTCGTTCTGCCATTACTGCTGTGCTGTCTGCCCGTATGCCGTAGGTGCTGTACCTGTCCGACCAATCTGGGCATTCTGTTTTTGTTGAATCTGGAATTGTCGTTGCTTTTGGTACTGCATTACACGTTCCGCCAATGCTGGATCTTGTTGCATTTTCTGCTGGATGTCAGGTTGTGCTGCCCACTGCTCAAAGACTTGCATCTTGATTTGGTGTGCATCGTCCTGTCTTACATTCGGTGGTACACCTGCAACCAACTCAGCAATGGTTTGGCGTTCCTCGGCTACTGCCTTCTCTTGTGCTTGCTCAACGGGTTGGATCATTCTGTCTGCGGCTCCTGGCCAGAGTTGTCCTACAACAATCTGCAATAACTGCTGAGTGTCCAGTGTGCCTGATCTATCAAGCATCTGCCCTAGCTCTGCTGTAGCTTTAGCACGTTCCAACACTTGTGCAGGATCTTGCGTACCAATATCAAAGTCTATCCAGAAGTCGTAGCGTTCACCTGCCTTGCCCTTGGTGTACGTCTGCTGGTCTACCACACCGACAACTCTAAAGTATTCTTCATCTGGGCCGAACTGCTGATACAGAGAGTACACTTGATTAAATATCTTCCTGACATGACCCAGTACAATATCCACAAGGTACTGCTGCTTTACCTGTGCCTCAATAGGGTCAACGCCTTGGGCATTACGTCCCCAGTATCTATTCAGGTTTGTCTCAATATACTCACGTAGTACATAACTGCCTTGGTCAAATCTTGGTGGTTGATCCCATTGGATCTCGTCCATCCTTAGCACAGGAACCCGTACTGCTGGCCCGTACTTGGTTGGTTTGCGTCCCACTGTATGTTTCAGTGGTGGCATAGTCGCCAAGCTTTGTCTATCAATACTTGCGTCCGTCTCGGCTTTGATAACTTGCTGGTATGACTCTGCCAACTCTGGCAGGCTCCTAGCAGAGTAGAGCCTTTTGCTGGTACGCTCCAATGGCGTTACGATAAATGGATATTGCCCGTGTTGGTAATCCAACAACTCATGCTTGGCATAGGCATCCACACCATAGCACATGATTGTCCTATAAATTCCCTGCACATTGTCCTCATCCAGTAATCGCTGGTAGGTGTAAACAATCCGCACAGTCTCGTCATATCGACCATCAGTGAAGTTATTGCGATGCCATTCCTCTATCAGTGCAGGGTCATGTTGCTGTCCTGCTGTTTGAATTGCTTCCTCTACAAACTCTTCGTCCCAATCGTCCTCACTAATCTTGGCACGTAACTCCTGTGGGGTCATGTGAATCACATGGAAACAATACGGAACCTTTTGTGGCTCAATCGTCCATGATGGCATAAAGAAGTCTTCGTCGGGTGGCAGTGCCTTAATGACTGGTTGGTTGCGTATCGACTTATCCAGTGGTACTGTCGTCTTGCCAGTGGTTCGTAGTTCCGTGAGCATCGCCTTGGCTTTTTTCTCACTAACTCCTGCACCATCAGTGAGCATTGGAATGTACTGATCATCCAACTCACCTGTCATAAATTGCTCCTGATCCCCACCAGAGTTCACCACCATTGCTATCGCATCTTCCAGTGTTAGTTCCTGCTGGATCTGCTGTTTGCAATAGTCCCACTCTACTGAGTGTACCATGATGGACTTCTCTAATAAATGATCTATACCCAAGTCTATCTGCTCATAGAACTCCTCCATCTTTGCATTGATGAGCCAACGCATGAAGTTAGAGATTACCGCAGCACGTTGAATATCATTCGACTCTACAGGGATAGCATTGATGTACGCTTTCTTGATGGCGTTGATACACTGAGCCTTCTTAGTATTGATGAGGTCATCCACCTCACGGCTCTCATGGTCACTTGCTCCATCCCACGGGAATACCTCCCCAGTCTCTGCATTGCGGTTGTGCTTCTTAAAGTCTTCACTCTTGCCGTTCCACTTGCAGTTTCGTGTGTAGTAATCCCGCTCTCGCTGGTCAACCCATTCCTGCAAGTCATGCACTGTGCGACTGTACGCCTCTTGTAGAAAAGGTATATCTGGTTCCCCGCTTTTGGGGACATCTGTCATATTTTCGTCTGTAATCAAATCCATGTGAGACCTATACACTCTAGCTATAACCTAGTCAAGCCCATCTAAACAGGACAACTTATGCGGCAGTTCCATTATCTGAATAAACTCATTCCTAGCCTGTGCTGCGGCTTGTATGGTCTTGTAGCCGCCAAGGGCTAATTCCATACCCCATGCTCGCAGTCGCCACTGAAATGCATTACCAAGTTTTTTTACGCCGATTGCTTTCGGGTTGGAATTCTTCTTTGCTCTTTGATTGTGAGTCTGTTCCAATCTTGTTGCCCACCTGCAATTCTCTGGACAGTAATCCCCGTCATTATCTATTCGGTCTATCGTGAGTCCTTGTTGGTATCCGCTAGACATAGCCCAATCATAAAACGCCTGAAAGCTTTCAAACCACTCAGAGCAAATAGTAATACCACGGCCTCCCCAGTCAGGATATCGTACATTATTAGGATTGTAGCAACGTGCCTTCATGTTTTTCCATGCTGGGTATAATGGGTGATGACTTAATCCATGTCTGGTGTATTTCGCTGTCTTTTTCATATCTTTCCTTTGATTAGTATCCTCCACCACCTGTGGCTTCAAGACCACCTTCTTCACAGTAGTGTAATCCATTAACTACTCCGTACCGAACCGCATCCACAAAATCCTTAAAATGTTCTTCCTTACTGCACCCTGTGTATTCCAGCATCGAGTTAATTGTATTCTGGCACTGGTCACTCACATACAGTTGTGGTCTGTTTATCACAGAAATCGGCTTGCGATCATCCCATGCTAGGAGATCATTAATCTTTGCCACTCCTGCCTCTACGTCACCACGATACACTGGAACCATATGGAAGTCTAATGCCGCCATTTCTGAGAACAGGTCTGTCTGTCCATCAGTCTTTGTTACCTTCTGGGTTCCAAAACCAGGGTCGCAGATACGTTGGATAATCTCCTCGTCTTGTTCAAGTCCTAAGAAGTGTTCCTTCCATTGTAAATAGCCCCATCCGTTAGGTTTCTGTCCTACACTCGGCTTGCCTACTGGTGTACCAGCGTTGTTGACATGTGGTTGACACCATTCTTCTGTTGGTGATTCACGATACACATACACCCGACCATCTCCTATAACTCCAATCCATACTGCAACCCAAGGCTTAGTGCCTGCTGGATCAGTGATAAAATATCGAGTGACTGGATATTTATCGGGATGTTTGATAAATGGTATCTCTCCGTGCGGTACGACATTTACATCCTTATTAAACTTCGGAAACTTGCCTTGCTGTGTTTTTGTAGGAATTCCATACAACCTAGCTAACCTCTCTTCTACAGGTTGA